TCATACTTAAAACACTCAAGAGCTATCCAACTTTCATTAACTCTTTTTGGGAACTCTTGGTCAGTGAACTTAATGGAGTAAGAGTTCTCGCCTATCCTCTTGATGTAGTCTATATTATCAAGTGTTATCTCCACCTTCTTGAATCGGTAAGGCTTCGGCAATTTCACCCCAGTCTTTGAGGTAGTGGATAACTGCCCATGGCTTCCCATTCTTTCTATGCAGGACAACAGGAATTTGACCTGCTTTTCTGTCTGCGTCAGCTTGCTCAAGAGCTGCGTACAAGTTAAATCTTTCGACACGTTTCACCTCAAAGTGTATCTTATCTATATCTGTTATCAGGTCTGAGTCTCCAGCCACGCCGCAATACTGCTGCGCCCTGCGTGCGGAGATACCTAAATCCTGAAGGGCTTTGGCTGCTTCACGTTCGCCTCTCTTCCCTTTATCTCTTGACATCTTACCCATCATCTTCCTTTCCATTTGTATCTATAACTTCTACAATTGGAGTGTCCCATTCGACACGAGGCTTACCTGCCCATCTGCGTTCTCTCTCTTCCAATGTCCAACTATCCTGTATCTCTAAGCATACCCTTACGATACGCTCATCCATAAGTCTAGCGGCCTCTCTCTCTGTGATACAAGAGATAACAACCACATCCTCGTGAGGAGGATATGGCATAGACAGATAGGCAGGCTCACCCGTTTCGGAGTCCAATATGTATTTGCTTCGTTTCTTATTCATTACCAACGGAATTGTTGGCGTGGTGCATCAAAACGAAGTGGAACCTTTGCTGTACGAATAGGGCCATTCCTACGTTTGGCAATCTGTATATCGTACTTCTTCTTGTCTTGGTTATATCCACCACGAGCGTGCCACCACCCAAACATAATGAGGTCAGCGTCTTGCTCCAGTTGTCCTGACTCACGTAAATCAGAACCATTGAAGTGTACATTCTCCCTACGCTCCACCTCACGTGAGACCTGACAGAGTGCTAGCACTCCGACATTATGTTCTCTTGCTGAGGTCTTAATGCGTTGAGATATTTCAGTCACAGCTTCATACCTGCCGTTCTTATTATTAGTTCTTAACAACTGCAAATAATCGACAGCTACTAGCTGAACCCCCTTAGCTGCATAAGCAGCCATGTTCTTTTCAACCTGTTCGATAGTAGATATGTTGCGGAAGTAGAATGGAAGTTTCCCTAGCTTCTCTTTAGCTTGGCTAAGGATAGCATCCTGCTGTTCCTTCCATTCTCTTTCATCATTCCCCATCAGGTTCATGACTACACGACGACCAATTTCCTTCTCGCCCATCTCCGCATTGAGCATAAGTACAGGAGTACCTTTACTGGCTTGATAAGTAAGCCACTGTAAAGCGATAGCTGACTTGCCGTGACCCGGCCTTGCAGCTATGATTGCCATCTCGCCCCGCCCAACCCCATCAATAGATGCGTCGAGAGGAGCCACACCACTGGCTAAGTAGTGTGCAGTACCCATACCCGTTATAAACTTCTCTGCACATGAGAACAGCGTTGACTCTTCGCTCCCCTCATCAAGAGTTTTCTTTTCTTCACGTGTGCTTAGGTGCTTGTAAGCATTGTCTACAGTCAACTCAATCCAGCTATCTGGCTTAGAGTAACTGTGCTTCAGCATCCAAATCTTTATTGCACTAACGATGTCCCCCGTTGGGACTCTATGGTACACCAAATCCCTAGCAATTGCATACACAATATTAGACTTAGTGCCTTCTTTGAATCCATTAGGTACAGTACCATTCCAAGAGCGAGACAAGTCAGAGTTGACAACAGCTAGCAGTTTAGCCACGCTCTCGGGGAGTTCTTCGCATCCCTCAATTACAGGAGTCTTTCTCTCCTTGTATCCATGAGCATCGACAATATCATCTAGCTCTTTAATAGTTATCAACTCAACCCCATCAACACCTACATCATCAGGCCCGGCATTGGGGTCAATGACTCTTGATTCATTCCAATATGGTAAGCGTACCTGATTACCTATTCCCCCTTCACGTAGCTTGTCTTGTCTTGGGTAGATTTCTTTGTACCCAATTCCAAGTTTGTCATCGACCGTATCCCAAAGGAACCGTGCTTTGGCTGCGTCAACTGGCTCCGAAAAGAACAGCCACACGTGAGCACCATTGCCACTGCTACTAATTTCAAACATAGGGTCAAGCCCCATTTTCTTAAGGTGGTTGTATGTTTCAAGAGCTTGCACCTTCCACTTAGGGTTAGGGTCGTTGTCGTGGTTATCAAAGTCTACACATGTACACTTAACCTTGTTGTCTTCATCCATCAGGTACACGCCGTAACATTCTTTCTGTTCCTTAACGTGCTTAGCTAAATACTTCTTAGCAGTTAGCTTCATCTTCTTTGGTCTCGGGTTAGCACCAACTGGTTGAACTGCTACTACGCCACTTCGTCCAGTAAATAATCCAACTACCCTTTCTGCTGTTGTTAATTCCATCTCTAGGTTCCTTATAAAAAAAGCATGAGGGAAGATGCCTCCTCCCCCATGCTGTAGACACAACTGTTAATTAAAACGGCGTTTCAGCACCCCCTCCATCCGTAGCCGGTGGAGTAGTTGGAGTTGCGTCTGGTGCAGCTTGCTTGAAATGGTGACCAAACAAATTATTAATATTCATAAGGTCAGTCTTATCAAGGGTAGGGCGTGAGCCACCACCTGAATTTGGTCGAGAGACTCTCCAGTTTTCATACTGACCATCCCACTTGTTGTAGAAGTTAGCTTTCTTGCCAACCAAACTAATGGGGTTGTCATCTGTAGAATCAATCCGGCTTGGGGAACCAGTAAAACCAAGCACCTCCAAATCCTTTGCTGCATACTCTGCACCTCTGTCACTAAGCAACATGTACACAGTTCGCTTTACTGGTGCGGGGAATTCATCAATCCCTGTACCATCGCTATTAACAAATCCGAACACGTTAATGTCCATCCAAATTTGAGGTATACCTTTATTCTTAGTTACGGTTAGTCCGTGTCCTAGAATCTCACCCTCATATAAACCAGTATCTAATTGCGGCATAGCTTTTCTCCTTACTTACTATTCTTTGCAACTTTGAAATTTTCCCAACCTTCGGCGGCTGAGTTACCTAAACTAAATGAAGCAGGCATATTGTGCCTGTTCTTTGCATCCCATGCGGCGGTGCGTTGTGAGTACGCCATGCGTATGTCACCACCTTTACCCTTGTTCTTGAACCCTTCCCTAGTGACGGAAGTAAAGTAGTTCATGAACAGGATTATGTCAGCCCACTTTGCAGTAGCCCCCCATAACTTGACGTTCATGTCAGGTGTGTACCTGTCATAGTCATTACCTTCGGGGTTACTAAAGGATTTAACCTGAGCATGAGCAGTACAGATTATACCGATACCCTTATTTCTAATCGAGTCCAGCTTTTTAAGCACCTTTGCCCACTCCTCTAAGGTAGTGGCGTACCCAACCCCAAACTCACCGAAACCTTTAACTCCCCAGTCACCATTAAACTTCGTAGCACATACATGCTCAGCACATAATTGAGCTAGTCCATTAACACAATCGACAATGAGAACCTTAGCCCCGGTATCACCCTCCAATACTGCATCCAGTATGTTCATGAACTCAGTGTAGGATTCAACCTCTGGAAAGTGTCGTACAGGTTTAAGTGCACCGCTACGCATGAGTGTTTCCAAGCCAGTCTCACCACGAGTCATAATGACTAGCGGGTCGGGTGCTTGTGCAGCAAAGGAAGTCTTACCGACTCCCTCCACTCCGTAGACAATCATAGCATCAGGTCGATGCCTGCCAGTGTCTGTAATCTGGCTCAGCAAGTCATTAACTTGCTCTTTCTTCACAGTCATCTTCTTCTCCTTTGTTTTTCCAGTATTCTTCTAATGCTAGATGAATAGCTGAACCAAATGTGAGTGCGGCTGAGGCAGGTCTGTCTGGCTCAATCTTCCGCACATAACGATAGTAATACTTCCTTCTGCAACTCATGAAGCATGATGCCTTGCTATGGCTAAGCGTATTGTCGCCAGATGTTTCACCACCCTTACGCTCCCTCCATACGACATCACTCTCCGAACTCAAGCCCCTGCACAACGATAAGTATTCGCATGGACTGTTGTAAGAGTTGCAAGAGTTAGTGTTCTGATACCAAGCACCCCGTGCTTCTGCACGCTGTATGTCATCTACTATCTGAAGTAGCTGAGTATATGTATCTTTAAGTGCTTCGTTGTCTCGGGTAATGTTGCCCACACGCACATAGTATTTCTCGTGCTGAGTTGTAACTGTGTGTAGGCATCTAAGGTAGTATAGGCGTATGTCTTCGGTGGCAGGTGTACTCTCCCAGTCCATATGCTCACCAACGTCATAGCCATAATACTGATTCCTCTCCTGAAGCTCTAGGCGGCTCCCTAACAGCTTCTTAGGTGTACCTATAGGTATAGACTTGGGCTTAATCGAGAGCTTTCTAATGACATCGTAGACCGTCTGAGATATAGGTTTGTCCTCAAGATATAGTGCAAGGTGGTATCTACTCACCTGCCCTTCATGAGTTAGCCGTGTAAAGTATGGGTGTAACTGGTCAGATAGGTCTTGCGTTGTGGTCTTATGTTCCATCATCACAAGGTCATGACCATAGCCGGACACGAGTGTGTCTACCTTACCTTTGTATGTCCACCCAGTATCACCAATCTCAAAGCCGACAACATCCTCAACTCCTTCAGTGTGCCATTGCTGTTCACCCCACTTGAGGTCATAGCCAACCATAAGAGCCTTAGCCTTAGCCAGTTCGATAGCTTCAAGCTCGGAGCATTTAAGTATCTCTAGACTTTTCTGTAATGGAGTCATCTGTTTGTCCTTTGCTTTTCACGAGTTCAGCGAACATGTATAGGCAGTTCTCGTACAGTTCATCACTATAAACGCATACGCCGATTGGTGCGAAGAGATGGTGCAAACCATCAATCTCATAGATTCGCCACTCGTCCTTGTCGTTAGTCCCTGAGTCCTCGTCATTTAATTTAATCATTTTTTTCCTCTTGTCAACCCCCACCTGTTTAGATTAAGGTGTGAGTATAATGGTGTTAAGCTGATAGTCTCTCTAGTTACGGGCGTCAGCCCGTTACCTAGTCACTACATACCCTCTAGTATGTAGGTTAAGCAATGGTATAATACATTCGTTAGTCCTCAGGCTAGCGGGTGTAGCCTTGTCCTTTGCTCCCCGCTAGCCTTTCTTATTAGAATGTCTCTGGATATCTGTCTACAATATTCTGGATAGTTTGCTTCTGCTGTTTAACCATACGTGCAGCTAACTCGTTATCCCTTTCTTTGCATATGGAGTTATAGTCTTCTCTCCAGTCGATAACACATTGCCCATCCTTTAGGTTCTGTATGTATCTCCGCACGCTATCGTAGGTAAAGAGTTTCTTCTTACGAGTCCTGAGGTTCCAAGCGTTTAGCTTGTTAGCAATCGCAGTTAAGCCAGCACCGTTATTCCTCAGATACAATATCACAGCAAGGTTCTTCTGTTCTTTGTCGAATGGTTCTAGCTTGTTAGAGTGTTGCTTAACCTTCCAGCCATAGGGAGCATTCCTTCCCGCCTTCTTCTTCTCATCCCACAGTGTTCTCTTAGCTTCTTTCATCTTCTTCTGGTTAGCCTTCCTGCCAGTGTCTATGAGTTTAGCTATCTTCTGTGTGTGAATTGAGAAGTCATTCAACTCACAGTATTCCTTTATCTTGTTTATTATGTTTGAGTCATGCACTGTCATCTCCTCGTACTAATCTGTCTAATGCCGTAGTTCTTTCGATAGCATCCACAGTGTTATAGGTTCCTTTGTTTATATACATACGTCTATATGTATTCTTATTCTCAATGCTTAGGTTTTCGTAGAACCTCTCAGCCTCAACAGATAGTTGGGCTTTGAGGTCATCGTCAATACTGAGGTCACTGCTCATATTACATTGTGCTCCTTCATGTAGGTAACCAAGCCATTGGTAGGATAGTCCTCTTGTGCAGGTAGGTTAAGCGCTTCAATTATCGAGTCGTATGCAAGAGACTTGCGGCTCCAACTTCTTAGCACACCGATAGTTTCTTCCTTACTGAAATCCCGGTCATTGACGCCTACCTCTCCATGTAACTCCTCGTATATATCACGTAGGTGGCAGAGGCTACCTGTGATATGCCTCTGAGATTCCTTGATAGTACCTATTAGGTGAACCCAGTTTACTCCCATTGATAGCTCGTCCCATCCCTCTCTGTTTGATAAGTCAGTGAGCACGCTATCCAGCATGTATAGTGCAGTCTCAAGTTGGTTTAGTTTCTTAGTTTCGCTCATCGGTTAGTCCTTTCCATTATTCTGTGTGTAAAGTATCCCACTGGTATCAGTAGGATTGGTATTAGTATGAACTGTATGAACTCTTCACTCATCTTCATCCTCCTTTTTGGCTTTAGGTATAGGACGTAATCTAAGACTGGTATCGACATAGGTATCCTCAAACATATTGTCTAATAGCCTTGCTATGTCGTACATCATTTCATGTGCTTCCTTGTCTTCACTCATTCTCTACCCTCCATTTGTAGCCCTGTATTAGTGATGCCATAGTGTCCAGCCTTTCTATGATTGTCTTTAGTTCACTGTAGGTGTAGACATTATCGAATGAGCTAGCTATCTGTATCTCAGCCGTTGTGCCTTCCATGTATACGTATAGTCCAATGTCAATACCATCAGATATCTTGTCAGCATGTAGTTTCTTTAGTTCACTCATTGTTAGTCCTTCCCTTTCATGTGTGTCACTATCTCGAAGTCAACGCTTTCATATATTGAGTTGATGTTAAACTTCTGTCCGTTGCCTGATTGTAGGTAGACTGTATCAACAGTCAGGTTGGCACAGTCGATAGCTATTTTAGCCAAAGCCCTGACCAGTCTGAGTTGTGTCTCATAGGGGAGTTCTCCCCACTCATGGTATTCTGTTGTTGACTTAAACATTTACTTGTCCTTTCTGTTGGTTGGTTGCGTCTGTACTCCTCCAGTCAGAACATCAATCATTGCATAGGCAATGAAGATACCACTGAGAAGCCACGTATATGCCTCTAGAATCGTTTGCATACCTGTACCCATATCGTTAGTCCTCCAGTAATGCTCTCACGTTAGGGAAGTTGGTGTGTTCATTCCACGAACATTTAACTTCCGGTGCTGAATGTATAGGGATAGCACTCCCGAAATTTTCTATGTGACAGTAAACGAATGTGTCTACCAAGTGTGGGTTGTAGTAGACAGGTTGAACTTTAAGCGTGTCAATGTATCGGGTGAGTTTAGGTAGGGAGTCAGTTGTATATCCCTCCACTACAGCATGTACATTCTTACGCCTAGTCTTACGTACCTTATCACGCAGTGCTTCACTTACCTTGAACTTACAATCAAGTAGGTGGATAAGTTTAGTATGTCCAACCACCACCCCATCCTGTTGGATGGAATAGCAGTCCTTGTGCAGGTTACGGTATACCTTCACACGTAATAGGGGGTTGATTGTCCTACCCTTGTATGGTGTGTAGCTAATCATTGGTTAGTCCTCATCTACTACTTGGTACTTATGCCCGCTATTGGTGGTGATGGTACCACCGAAGAACGGCCATGTGAATTCAGTCTTCATTGCTTGTTCATGTAGTTCTATTATCTCTGGCATATCTTCCTCTGTTTGTAGGGGTGTAGAATCTGTCAGTGATTTGAGTATTCTTACAGTCATCAGTTAGTCCTTGTCTAGAAGTTAGTTGTTGTCCACTAAATATATTATCGGTCATTCACCTGTACCCACAAATTAGGTTGGTCAGTTGAGTGATTGCCTACCCCACATATCATTAGCGGGTGAGGTGTTAGTCTCTATCCAATCCATAGTCAGTGTGATAGCACGGTTGCGTACCACATCATCAAGTGATAGGTCAGATGTACCTACATACTTACTACGTAGTTGGCTTAGTTGTTGTGGTGTTACGATAACTTTGAATTCATCTATGTGTACGTAATTATCTTTAGGCATGTTAGTCTCCATGTTAGTTGTTAAAGAGTGAGTAGTTTAACCACATACTCAGGTGGTCAAGGACTATCCTTACATAGCTAGTGCTAACTCAGCCGCACGTGTTACATCCTTATCATCCAGTGCAGTGAGCATACGTTGGAATGATAGAGGCTTACCATTACGGGACTTGTCATGCTGAGTATATCCCTGCACACCATTGAATGCTTCCCATGCACTCACGATAGGTGTAGCACCCAGTAGTCCACGACCTGATTCTCTACGCTCACGCCATACCCGTGTGTAGATAGACTCGGCACGATTACGGTAGATAGTTTCGCTACGTGTACTACCTGACTCAGGCTCACCATACAATTCCTTGAGGAACTCAGATAGGTTAACCTCACGATTCTGCATAGACATTATAGTATCACTAAGATTCTCCCAACCCTCACGCAATCCCTGCATCTGCACAATCAAGTCGTCAATCTTTCCACGCAGTGAGTGAGTATGTTTAATCTTCACGCGAGTGCCATTGACCATTGATAGCATAGCCATGTTACTACATAGGTCACGCCAATACCCTAACGCTCCCTCGAATGCCTTGCCGTTATAACCTGCACGGATAAGTAGGTGGGGTATTACATTGTCTTTGGTTCCAAAGACTTCCCTGCGATGGGCAACGGTTGGTGCAATGGATACGAAATGTCCGTTATTCCAATGGCACTTCAAGTCCACCTCACCTTCAAACGCCCGGCTAGCTGCATCAGTCAGGGCTAGTACATCCTCAGTAGTGTGTGGTGTGTACCTATCAGTCACGCTAGCACCGCTGATAATCTCAAAGTTATCATCACGTACTAATGCGTACTTACCTGATGGTACATCACGGAAGGTCTCATGGTCATGAAGATACATCTCATGCTTGTCAACATTGAAGTTGAATTGAGCACGAATAGTCTCAGCAATCTTATCTGCTTTCAAGTTGTTAAAGTTCATTGCGTTTAGTCCTTGCAATAGAGTTAAAGAAGTTAGTTGTGTTTACAGTACCTGTATACGTAAGAGTGTTGATTCAGTCTCACGTAAGTCTTCAATGTCTGACTCAGTTAGTGGATAGCTTGAATGTTGTACAGTCCATGAGACTCTTTCACTCATCTCCACACTAATCCATTCTTCCATCTCATAGTGGTCATCAAACTCTTTGACCGTTGGATTAGAGTCCAGTGAATCACAAGCGTAAGTAACTTTATATCTAGCCATATTACTCATCACCTCCATTGGATAGAGATTCAACCCAGTCATAGAATACACGTGTAGCATCGTCACGATTGAGTCCAAACTCATTACGTAATTCCCGTGGTGCACCAGCCATATTCATGTAGCCAGAGTCACGCATGTCAGTCAGCCAGTCAAAGTATTGTGTAGAATCAATTGGCATAGTCAGTCGTCCTTTGTTAAAGAGTTAGTCCTTGTCCACTACATATACTATAACCCATAGTCATGTAGTCACAAATTAAGTTAGTCAGAATCCTGCTAGGGAATTGAACCCTAGTTACAACAGCCAGTCAGGATTACAGTAGCTAGGCTAGGCATTGTTAGCTACATAATTCTCATTCTCAATGTGAGTATCAATTAAACGATTAGCAATTGCTCGATAGTCCAGTAGTGCTACTGAGCGGGTGAGATGCTCACCTATTACATTCAATACTAAGTCGTCAATATTATCTCGAGTTTGTGGGTACTTTATCGTTTCTTTACGTAGCTTAGTTTTCATATCATCGACCTTATCACGCACGTCATAAGACAGGCTAGAAAACCACAGTTCTAAGTCACTCGCAACATTCCAGACCCAGACATTTCTTTCAGATTGCAACACGCCTGAATATTCTTTGGGGTTTTTTGGTTTGTGCCGTGCAACCATAGCAAGTGTTGCACGTTGGAATCGTTGGTGGTTGTTGATATGTAGTAATGTCATGTCGGTTAGTAGTTCAATTAGATTAGTATCGCTCATGATTACTCCTTGAATGCGTTAGCAATTTTCTCTAGTTTCAGTTGGTTCTGCTTATCATCAACAGCACGTTTTACCCTGTTTAGTTGGTAGATAATTTTGTCTAGTTGATAGTCAAAGTCTCTGTTAGTTGTCACCATCAAGATGGAAACTGCTTGTCTCGCATCAGCGATTAGACTCTGAGTCCTGACAATTTCCTTAGCATCAGTTTCTGTGTAGATTGTTCTTGGCATTGTTAGCCCCTTATTTAGTTAGTGTTGATACGGTATCAGTTGCTGAGTGTCCTAGCTTCCCAAACTCATAAGCCCGTCTAATCTTGTCAATTCCGTAGTGCTTCCGATTTTGTTCTAGGAATCTGAGTGAGTGTTTCCAGTTTGACGGGTTACGCTTCTCAGCATTGCCTAAATCAAAAGCCTGATTGGTTAGCTGTTTTAGTGTGGGTAATTTGTAGCTTGTTTGTTTCGGTTTGATTAGTGACAGTAGTGACATTGTGTTAATCCTTTTCTAGCTTGCTAGCATTAGTTTGATTTTGTGGTGTAGTTTCACGCTCTTGATTCTGTCGTACGCTTTGACGGCTAAGGCTTGTAAATCCTTAGGCTCATCACAGTGGTTCATTCTGAGGTTCTGAGGTTTGCGTATGCTTTTCTCATGAGCCTCAGTTTGGTCGATCTC